TGTCGGTTTCAAACCAAACAAAATCGTAATCTTGGATGAGGCTGATTATCTTAATGTTAACTCAGCCCAACCGGCTCTTCGTAATCTTATGGAGACTTTCTCTGCTCACTGTAGATTTATCTTGACTTGTAACTATGTTGAGAAGATTATTGACCCGATTCAGAGTAGATGTCAGACCTATAAGATTATTCCACCATCAAAGAAAGATGTCGCTGTTCATGCCAAGTATATATTGGAAGAGGAGAATATCTCTTTTGATTTAGATGACTTGGCTCTTGTGGTAACTGCTGGTTATCCTGACTTGAGAAAAGTTATCAATGACTTACAGAGACAGGCGATTGATGGTCAGTTAAAGATAGACAAAGATGGAATGTTACACAACGAGTTCAAACTACAGTTCTTAGATATGATAAAACAAGGTGTTGATTTGAGAACTATTCGTAAGTTTGTAGCTGATAGTAACTTTACGGATTACACAGAGTTGTATCGTTTCCTATATGATGAGGTAGAGAATATTTCCGTTGAGAAGTTACCAGAGATTATTGTTGACATATCAAATGGTTCATACCAGGATGTGTTGGTCGTAGATAAAGAGATTAACTTCATGGCTACCATATCAAATATACTAAGGAGACTACAATGAGTCTTAAACCAAGAAAACCAATTCCAAAACCAAAAGTAAAAATCGATTTATCAGATGCTGAAACAATGTCATGTCAAGCTTGTGGTAATAAAATCTTTATCCAAGGGTATGTCGTAAAAAAAATATCAGCCATATTATCACCCACTGGTGAAGAGGTTATAGCACCAATTCAAGTATTTAATTGTGGTAGTTGTGGAGAGATGTTACCACTGGCGGATGTTAATGAACTTATTTAAATGGATAGATGAACTATTTACCAAGAAAAGACCTTGGGATAGTTTTTCAGACGAAGATAAAAAGAAGTTTAGTCCGTTTATGGTAAATCGTTATTTAAGTATGAATAATGATTATTTACCAATTGTAAATCACTTTCAAAAACTTACGATAGAAGTGATGCCTCATTCTGCGGTATATAAGTTTTACTGCTCTTTACTTCCTAATAAAAAAACCTTTCTTAGGTATCTTAGTGGTAAAAAGATAAAGATTAACGAAAAAGTTGTCCCATTTATTCAAGAATATTTTAAAGTAAGTAAAACACAAGCAGGTGAATATTGTCAACTTATGAATAAAAATGAGTTACGATTATTGTTGACTAAATTTGGTAAAACTGATAAAGAGATTAAAAAAATGGGTGTTAAATGAACAAACTGTGGATGGCAATAATTGCTTCTTTTATTGGTCACGTAATTGCTTGGTTTCATATGCAAGGACAATTCAAATACGAATGGGCAAAAAGTATTTGGTGGGTAATCTTAGGTGGGATACCTATTAGTTTATGTTTTTATTATGGAACTCGATGGTATTATGAGTTTTTTGGAAATTATTGGTATGTTCGACCAATTGGTTTTGGTATGGCAACCATAGTTTTTGGAGTGTTAACTTGGTTAATATTAAACGAAATACCAGATACAAGAACAGTAATAAGCTTGATTTTATCAGTTGTAATTATTATATTACAATTATCACATTTAATAATAAAATAGAGGTTATATGAATATAAAAGAAAGAGAGTTAGAGTCTAATGTCACTGATGATAATGAACTTAAATCAAAAGACATTGTTACTTTAATGGAAAAGGAATGGCCTGTTATGACAGCAGAGTTTAGAAAATTACAAAGAGAACAATATGAATTGTTTCTACATAAACAACATGATTATGGACCTGGCAATATATCAGTTGGAACTCAACTACAAACACCAGAAGAGGTAAAGTTATCTCTTACAGGTCTTTGGTTTCGTATGAATGATAAGTTACAAAGGGTAAAGACTTTATTGATGACAGGTAGAGACTCCGCCGTCAAAGATGAACCGTTAGAAGATGCTTATTTGGATGTTAGTAATTATGGAATCATGGCTACAATAGTTAGCCGTGGAAAATGGGGTAAATAATGAATACACATTGGGGAACAAAAAAAGAAAAAACAATTCGTAAAGCTGGTAATGAAGCAAATGAAAAACACATATCGGTTCAGGATAATAGAATTTATTTTTATTCAGGTGTAAATCGAAATGCCTGTGTTGAGTTGAATAAAAAAATTGGTGAGTTGGAAGCAAAAAGCTTGACTTTGTCAAATACTCTTGGTATCTTACCACCATCTATTAAAATATTTATAAATTCGGGTGGCGGTAATATTGTTAGTGGGATTGCCTCAATGGATACGATGTTGAGGTGTCAAGTGCCTGTTGAAACATATGTTGACGGTTTTTCTGCCTCTGCTGCTACTTTTTTAACTGTTGTTGGTAGTAAGAGATATATGAGTAGAAATTCCTATATGTTGGTTCATCAGTTATCAAGCACCTTTTGGGGAACATATAGTAACTTTGAGGATGAAAAGAAAAACCTTGACTTGATGATGAAAACAATAAAAGACATTTATAAAAAATATACTAAACTACCCATGAAGAAATTAGATGAAATATTAAAACACGACTTGATGTGGGATGCCAATACTTGTTTAGAATATGGATTGATTGACGAAATTATCTAATGGCACATATATCTCATAGTCAATTTACGACGTATAATGATTGTAACTTAAAATGGAAGTTACGTTATATTGATAAACTTGGAACTTTTGTAGGAAATATCCACACTTTGTTTGGGACGGCGATGCATACTGTAATTCAAGATTATTTATCAGTTATGTATAACAAGTCAATAGTCGAAGCTGACAAACTAGATATGGAGACAAAACTAAAAGACGAAATGATTTCTGAGTTTACAAAAATAAAAAATAGTCAAAATGTTTTACCATGTTCGCAAGAAGATTTGATGGAATTTTATCAAGATGGAGTATCGATATTACAACACTTTAGAAAGTATCGTAACAAATATTTTATGAAACAAAATTGGGAGTTGATTGGTGTAGAGGTTCCAATTCTAAAAAAAATACAAACCGGTGTTGATATGAAAGGCTACCTAGACGTTGTTTTGAGAAATAAAATATCAGGTAGGGTTGTAATTATTGACCTCAAAACTGCCACTCGTGGTTGGACGGATTATCAAAAAAAAGATTTTAATAAAAAGTCACAGTTATTACTTTATAAAAAATATTATTCTGAGTTATTTGATGTTCCGTTGGATAAGATAGATGTAATGTTTCTGATTCTAAAGAGAAAGATAGCAAAGAATCCTGACTTTCCAATAACGAGACTACAAAAGTTTGAACCAGCGAATGGGATTCCAAGTATCAATAAGACAATGAAAAAGTTTGAAGATTTTAGAACTGGTGTATTTGATGATAAAGGAAAATATTTATTAGAGAGAACTTACGCTGCCAAACCAGGTAAGGTTTGTAAGTTTTGTGAATTTTACGATACGGAGCATTGTAAATGGGGGAAAATACTTTAAAAGTAGGTATAGTAGGTAGTCGTAAATACGAAAACCGAAAAAAAATAAAAGAGTTTATTTTTAAGTTAAAAAAGGAAAAGGGTCTAGATACTGTAATAGTAAGTGGTGGATGTCCAAAAGGTGCCGATTTTTATGCTAAGAAATATGCTCTTGAGTTAGGTTTACAGTATGAGGAATATCCACCAGCACATCAGACACATAATTTATATTGCCCATTAAATGAAAAAAATTACGGAAAACCATTTAGTGTCAAAAACTTTTTTGCTCGTAATAAACAGATTGCCATCCATTCAGAATATGTCGTGGCATTTATCCCAAGAGGAGTTGAATCATCAGGTTCTGTTTCAACCATAAATTATGCTAAAAAATTTGGTAAAAAAACTTTGATAATAGATTGATGAAATTAATGTATCTCGGTCATGCTAGTTTATTAATATCTTTTAAAAACACAACGATTGTTACAGATCCATGGTTTACTAAAAAAGGTGCATATGCGTCGACTTGGTTTCAATTTCCTGATAACACAGAAATAGATTTTTCTTGGATTAAGGATTTAGATTTCGTTTGCATATCACACGAACATGAAGACCATTTTGATTTGGAATTTTTGAAAAAACTTAATTCTGATGTGAAAATTGTTACTGCTAAATTTAATAATAAAAGATTTCTAAATTTATTGACTAATAATCTAAATAATGACGTAATAGAGATTGATGACAGAAAACAAATAATGCTTGGGGACATAAAATTCACACCTATGATACAAGTTCCGATGGGCTCCGAAGACTCTGCGATGATTTTTAAATGTGGTGATGAAGTTATAATGAATTTTAATGATATGAAACCATCACAAAAAGACTTAAATTGGATTAAAGATAGATACAAAGTAAAATATTTATTTAAACAATTTTCAGGTGCTAGTTGGTATCCCATTGTGTATGATTTTGATGAGCAAACTAAGCAGCAATTATCGGATGAAAAAAGGTTATTTAAATATGAAACTATACATAACATAATAAACGAACTTGGGGTGAAATATTACATACCATTCGCAGGACCTCCTTGTTTTTTAGGAAAAGATAATTTCAAATATAATTTTGGAGACCACACAACTTTTCCAAATCAAGTTGATATCTATGAATACTTTTTAAAAAATTATAAAAAAGACGCACAAAAATTTATAGTCCTAACACCTGGTGATGAAGTAAGTTGTGATTGGAAAAAAAATCTGAATAAGGAATTTTATGTTGACAAAAAAAATTATCTAAAAAAATATCAAAAAAAACGACAAGACATCATAAAAACTGAGAATGATAAGATTAAAAAAGTAAACTATAGTTTATTACCAAAAGCAAAGAAATACTTTACTCGTTTAATGAGATTATCACCAAAAATATGTAATGCTATTGATGGGGGAGTTTTATTTAATTTGACTGGTGATTTTGAAGAAACCATTAGACTTGATTTTCGAAAAAGGATTGTTGAGTTAAATCAAAGTGATAATCATTTTTATAAATTTGACATTGAGGGTAAGTGGTTCAATCATGTTTTGAATCAAAACATCACTTGGGAGGAATTTTTCCTTACTCTTAATTTTAAAGCCTATAGAACACCTAATCTATACAATGAACACTTAATGTCATTTTTAAAATTAGCAGATGGTGATGCTTATAAAAAATATGAGGATTATCATTTTGATAATGTTGAGAGTGAAACTTTTGAACTTAATTACTTAGGAGAAAAGTATAGGTGTCAGAGATATTGTCCTCATGCGAAAGGTGATATGTCTAAAGGTAAAATTTTAAATGGTTTTTTAACTTGTCCAACACATAATTGGAAATTTAGTTTATCAGATGGTCAATGTGCTACTAATAAATCCAAACTTTTTATAGAAAAAATCGATGTTTAATATTTGGATATATATTTATATATAGTTATATATGAGGAATGGTTATGAAAAAAAATGATTTTACTAAATTAACATCAGTAAAGATAATCGATTCATTGTATGAAAAGTTTAAGTTCAAAACTGTTAATTCTTCAATGAATCTACAAAAATTAGTTAATCGGTCTGTTCATCAATATATTCACGATAATTTAGTCAGAGAACAAATTGAAAGTTATGATAAACTTTATATTAGTGGGAGTCAGTTTTAATGCGTGTAAATCTTAGGAATGAATTAATAAATGCTAGTAAGACACACTTTATAGCACATATTGAGAAACATAGAGTAAATGTAGAAAACATACTGAACAATTCTGTTGGTGTTGCCGAACATCCTGATATTATGGACAGTATTGAAAAAGAACTAGAAATTATTGCTGAATACGATTCC